TCACGTTTTGTTCTCATTGTGTGTGGGAACGTGAACAAAAGGGGTACGGTATGGTGCTGCAATTCATGCACCGCCGTTAGTGTTTTCGCGTCGTTTTCTGCAGCGCGTGATCATGTGCGGCATGGCTGGCGGTAACTGATAGGAAAACAGTTATCGGCATAGGTGAGAAATTAAACGAAATCAATAGCTTGGCATGGCAATGGCTGGCAGAATTGTTCCAAATCCGGCAGATAGTAGTCGATTTTTGTGCTAACGTGCTAACACGTTGAAACGCAAGGGGGACGGGCAGGGGCCACACCCCCGTACGGTGTATGTATATACACAGAAATACACAGATCAGGAAAATTGAGTGTTAACCACAAGGGTAACTGACAAACATATATGCACAAGCATACTCAAATACACACATAAATGAGAATATTTTTCTAATAAAACACCTCATGTGAAATATTTTTCTAATGCCTAATTTTCTTTATTGACACGGGCGTGTAAATCTGGTATAATTATAAAAAACTAAAACACACTAACAGTGTTCACTTAACTGTAATACACTTAAAATATAAATACACTTAAATGAACACTTAAATGCCCCTAAATAAAGATGTTAAATACACTTAAGTGAACACTTAACTAAACACCTAAGTGAAAATTACCCCGACAGTATCTGTATTTTTCAAGAAAGTGCTTGACAATGGCAAAGAAATCCGTAAAACTATACACAGATAATGTTCTTGAAGCATTCTATGAAGCTATCCGTACTAATTCCCTAGACCGTTTGCATATCCCTCACAGTGATGTATTCTTTGTACGTCAGGCTGTTGAGGCTCACTTCGGTAGGCCATTTACGTTGAAACACGTAGAAGAGGCAATGAGGGCTGAAGGGTGGTCAGAGGACAAATAAATGTTTACCGCAATGGTGCTAGCATGTGCAGTGGGTGTAGTTACCCCGGACACGTGCATTGAAGCCACCGATAATTTGGGTCCGTATAAGACCCGTGAGCAGTGTATGGAACGTGTACATGAAATGGTGCAAGTATTAGCGTACACTATTCCCACCCCTATGGAATTTAGATTTAAGTGTGATACTGTAAAAGGTGTATCCCTATGAGTATTCCTGAGAGAGTAAAGAACAAGATGAAGGCAGAGGGTCTGTCTGGCGTGAACAAGCCTAAGAAGACACCTAGCCATCCAAAGAAGTCACATGCCGTGATGGCTAAAGAGGGTGACACGTACAAGTTTATACGCTTCGGTCAGCAGGGCGTTAAGGGTGCTGGCAAGAGTCCTAAGACAGCGAAGGACAAGGCACGTAAACGCAGTTACTATGCAAGGCACAATGCACAAGGTAAACCGACCACAAAGCTGTCCGCGAAATACTGGTCGCACAAGGTGAAATGGTAAAGGATTAAACACATGGCTGGCCCAGCAGTATTTTTTGTACCCCTAGCTATTGCGGGTGGTAGAGTATTTTTCAAGTTTGCCACCAAGAAGGCGGCACAGGCATTCAAGGGACGCTTTGCTAAGGCAGGTAGTGTCACGACACGTACCCCGCCTAAAAGTGCAACCGTAACGACCACTGGCTCTAACAAGGGCAAGGCTATCATCAAAGATATGACAAAGCCTGTGACTGCTCCGTCTGTACGTGCTAGGAACCCCAACACGACGACACTGCCGAAAGCCCCCGCAAAGGGCAGCGGCGGTGGTAAGGCTGCAGGTGCCGCAGCAACAGGTGCTGGTGTAGCTGCTGGTTCCACTGCCACGGGCAAGGATGCAGATAAAACTAAAACTAACCGTGCAACATCACAAGGTGGTCGTTCACGTGCGCAGGTTATTGAGCAGAGGCAAGAGGCACTGGCTAGGAAGGGTGGCGCAAGTCTGTCTAGACTTAAAAGCACTTCTGGTCAGGTGACAGATTCACAGCGTAAATCTCAGGGTGCTGGTGTTTCTGCCAAAAAGAAAATGGCTACCCCTACACCTCCTCCGAAGCGGCCTAAGAAAAGCACGAAGATGACTACGCCTACGCCAAAGCCGAAGATGTATACGGCTATCAATCCTCGTACCGGCAAGCCGGACTTTAATGCACCAAAGGTGACTGCAGCGCAACGTCTTAAGCAGGAAGATAAATACAAGGCTAAGAAGAAAGCAGATGATTTAGTTACTTCTGTAGCAAAAGCATCCCTTAAGAAAAAAGGAAAGAAATAATGGAAGGCTATACTACAAATCAATTGAAAGCCATGCTGAACAAAAGCAGTGGGGCATCTGCAGATGAAGTTCGTGCCGCTATTCGTGAACTGAAGCGTAGGGGTGAGGCAACTCCACCACCTGAAATGGTCACTGGCGGTCGTCGTAAGGCTGGTCCGCTGCCAAAGCCAAAGGCACGTATGGCTAAAGGTGGATATGCTAATTGTGGGGCATCTATGAAGCCTACACAAAAATCTACAACAAAGATGGCTGCTGGTGGTATGCTGAAGAAGCCAGACAATCCCGGTCTTGCAAAGCTGCCTACTGCAGTACGCAATAAAATGGGCTACATGAAAAAGGGCGGCTACGCTAAGAAAAAGTAACAATGCCAAACAGCAAAAATTACAAACGCAATTACCGTAAGGAATATGACAATTACCACGGTAAGCCTGAACAGATCAAGCGGCGTAATGCACGTAATGCTGCACGTAGCAAGATGGTTAAGGCTGGCGCAGCCAAAAAAGGTGACGGCAAGGACGTTGCACACCGTAATGGCAATCCTCGTGATAACAGGCGAGGTAATTTGAAAGTAGTCAGCAAGACATCTAACAGGTCTTATGCACGTACTCGTAATGCTGGCAAGAGGAACCCTAAAGCATAATGGCCAAGCAATTTGCAAACAGCTTCATGAAGAAGCGTCGTATTCGTAGACCCGGAGTTCACAAGAAAAATGCTAACAAGCGTACAAAACCTAAAACGTATTTCGGTTAAATACTTCGGTTGGGGTTTGCTCTATATGGGTAAGCCCTTTACCGCTGTAGGTAACTGGTTCTGGAAACGGCACCGTGATGTACTGGATTGGGGTAACAAGTAATGGTACAACCCGCTGCGTTTGATACTGCAACTGAAAGCGTCACGGTTACTGCTACAGCCGGTGGTGCTAGTGGTAATGTGCTATATACTTGTCCTAACTTTCACGATGCAACTGTAGAGTTTTTGCACATAAGTAATGGGGCCGCTTCAACAGACAATGTTTCAATTCAGTGGTATCACAAAGAAGATAATACATACTACACTATTGTAAATAACAAATCTATTCCCGGCAATGATGTTTACAACATGATTACATCTGACCGGCTTCACTTACACGCTGGTGATAAGATTGTAGTTTTTAACGGGGGTGGTGCAAACTTGGGTGTGACTATCTCCTGTAAAGAATACTACAATCCTGCCCGTGGAAACTAGGAGATAGGAGATATGCCCCTCACAGCTAAAGGTTCTAAGATTAAAGCTGCTATGAAAAAGCAGTATGGTGCAGACAAAGGCGAGGACGTGTTCTATGCAGCAGCCAACAAAGGAACAATCAAAGGCGTGGCGAAAAAGCAAAAGCTTGCGAAAGGCGGGGCAGCTAGAAAAGCTAGCAAATCGAAGGTCACTAAAACGAAGAGCAAGAGTAGAGTTAATGAAGCTGGCAACTACACTAAGCCAGCAATGAGAAAAAGATTATTTGAAAAGATTAAAGCTGGCAGCAAGGGCGGTAAGCCCGGTCAGTGGTCAGCACGTAAGGCACAGATGCTGGCACGTGAATACAAGGCAGCAGGGGGCGGCTACAAGTAACAATGAAACACGTCTTTCTCCTGTTCGTCTTTCTTGGCATGGGAGAAGACAAACGTCAGGTCAGCAAAGATATGTATTTTCGTGACCTGAATGAATGTGTTTGGTATGCACAGAAACTTCATAAACAGGGCGAGAACATCACAGCATACTGCTTGCCCAAGCTAGTAGACAAAGATATGGAGACGTACTGATGCTTGCCGAACTGGCCGCAGCCAATGCCGCATTCGCCGTAATCAAGACGGCGGTACAGAATGGTAAAGACATTGCCGCTGCTGGCAGTGCTATCGCCAGCTTTGTAGGTGCCAAAGAAGACCTGCAAAAGAAAACCCAGAAGAAGGGTGGCGGCAGTGACCTTGAAGAGTTCTTGGCTCTTGAGCAAATACGTGAGCAGGAAGAACAGCTTCGGCAGATTATGATATACACGGGCCGTCCGGGTTTGTGGAATGACTGGCAGAAGTTTCAAGCAAAGGCTCGTGTAGCACGGCGTGAGGCAGAAGAAGAACGCACCCGCAAGCGCAAACAGTATTTTGAAATAGCTATTATAACATTTTTATTTATTGTGGGCTTGACAGTCTTAGCTGCACTTGTTATACTAGCACTCCATTCACAGGGAAAGATTTAATGGCACGAGATATGACTAAGTATAGGTGCCAGCAGTATGGTATAACAGAAAAAATATTCTGGGATACATATGTGCGACAAGACGGCAGATGCGCCATTTGTGAATTAGAGGTAACTAAATCTGAGGCTCACATAGACCATTGCCATGAGACAAATACGTTTAGAGGACTGCTCTGTATTAACTGTAATACCGGTTTAGGACACTTTAAAGATGACGTATCTAATCTTATCAAAGCACAGATTTACTTGACAAGTCCCCCAGAAAGTGATATAACTTAGTCATGACATTAGCAAAATCACAGAAAAGTCTAAAGTCGTGGACAAAACAAAAGTGGCGTACGAAGTCTGGTAAACCTTCTGGACAAACTGGTGAGAGGTACTTACCGGAGAAAGCAATTAAATCTTTAAGTGCTGCAGAATACGCGGCTACAACTAGAGCCAAGAGAGCCGGAACAAAGAAAGGTCAGCAGTTTGTACGACAGCCTAAGTCAATTGCAAAAAAGACTGCAAGATTTCGCAGAGGTTCATAACGACCCTCGTGAGACTAGGCTAGTGGACATTGAGCCTGACTTTGACAACAGGGTATTTCTGCTGAAGAAAAAGATATGGGAACTTCAGAATGATACAAGCACTAATCGGACCGATAGCTAGTCTTGCTGGCACTTGGCTAGATGGCAAGGTAGAAGAGAAGAAGGCTCAGTCTGCCACTAAGGTAGCAAAGGCGCAAGCCGAAGCTATCGTAATGCAGAAGAAAGCTACCGGTGAGATTGACTGGGACTTGGAGATGGCTAAGGGTAGTCAGTCTTCGTGGAAGGATGAGTGGCTGACTATTCTGTTCAGCATTCCGCTTATCCTCGCATTTATTCCCGGTATGGAAGAGGTAGTGGCAAATGGCTTCGCACAACTCAATGCAATGCCTGAATGGTATCAGTATTCATTGGGAGTCATCGTTGCCGCTTCTTTTGGCGTACGTTCAGCTACAAAATTCTTTGGTAAGAAATAATGACACTTGTAATGGAAAGAGTGCTGGCTTGGAAAATCTTGCCACGACTGATGATGATTATGATGTCGGTATCTGCGTGGCGGGTAGTTGAGTGGTTTATGACTTTGCCGGACCCGACGACGCAGCAGTCTGCTCTTGTTAGTGTAGTCACTGGCGCAATGACAGGTGCATTTGCAGTTTGGATGGGACACGAAAAATGAAATACCGTAGAGATAATCTGATTGAGAAGTTGATTAGCCACGAAGGTCTGCGCCTTGAAGTGTATCAGGATACGCTTGGTATCAACACAATCGGCATTGGTAGAAATCTAGATGACCGGGGTATCACACAGGATGAACTGGACTGGATGGATTATCCGACTATTGAACACGTTTATTCTGACGGCATCACTGAAGCTGATGCCATGTACCTCGCACAGAATGACGTACAGATTGTCGAAGAAGAACTTCTGGCTGCGCATCCTTGCGTAGAGAAGCTAGACGCTGTACGTCAACTTGTTCTTGTAGATATGGCATTTAATCTTGGCGTACCTCGTCTGTGTAAGTTTAAGAATATGTGGAGTGCCATTCATGAGGGCAAATTTGAGGCAGCTGCAAAAGAGATGCTTGACAGTAGGTGGGCAACGCAAGTCAAGGGACGTGCTACTAAACTTGCTAATGCAATGCACAATGGTGAATTTTAATGGCTAGACAATTAACAGAGAAACAGCAGAAGTTCATGGCTGTGCTTTTTGATGAGGCAGGTGGCGATATGGTCATGGCTAAAAAGATGGCTGGGTATTCTGACGCCACTACAACTACAGAGATTGTCAAAGGCTTGAAGGAAGAAATCCTTGAGGCTACCCAGATGTATATGGCACGTAATGCGCCAAAAGCTGCAATGGCTATGACTGGCGCACTATATGACCCAACTGAACTTGGCATTCGTGACAAGATGTCCGCTGCTAAAGAACTGCTTGACCGTGTAGGTCTTGTGAAGACAGAGAAGATGCAGGTAGAAGCAAGCGGCGGTGTGATGCTTATGCCACCCAAAGCTGCTGTAGAGGAGGATGACTGATGGCTAAAAAAGGTAGAAACAAACCACGTAAGGCTTCAAAAAATGTGACAGATAAACGTGAGGCAAAAGAAAAATTAAAAAAAGCTGAAAGGGCATTAAGTGGTTCTTTAATGATGTATCCAATTACTAAAGAGTCCATTGAACGGGCAAAAATGAAGGGAGAAGATAAAACTAATCCTGAAGGTTTTGCTAGAATGGTTAAAGAGTTAAAAGAGATGGATGACGCATTAAAAGATAAAGCAGCAGCTGAAAAAGTTCTGAAAAAGTTTAAAGGCACACAAGACTTCCGTAAGGGCGGTATGGTCCTGTCAACGGTGGACAACCGCAAGAAACGATGAGTAGAAGCATAGGCAAGTGGAAGCTACCACAGCCAACAGACATTAAAGAAGAAAATAAGTGGGTACAGATACCTCGCATTGCTAGGACTGTCCCATTTGGTTATAAGCAAAACGAAGAAGACCCCGACATTCTTGACCCTATTCCAGTTGAACTGGACTTGCTTGAGAAGGCACGTAAGCACGTGAATCAGTATTCCTACCGTGAGGTGGCCAATTGGTTGAGTGCAAATACTGGACGATACATATCCCACGTAGGATTGAGAAAACGGTTAGGTAATGAAAAACAACGTAAGAACCAAGCTGCAAGCCT